CTACTTTTCACCCGCTTGTGAGGCGGATTCTGACGTCGTTTCGTTAACTGATTGCGCCTTACTATCCAAATTAGCGGCTAGTGATGACACTAAAGTGGCTGCTGAACTAGCCGTGACCGTGTCACCAACTGCCGCCGCACTAGCTGCTTGACTATACGCGGCCACTACTGCCTGCGATGCTTGGGCTTCGGCTTGACTAGCCGCTGCTGAGTTAGCTGCTTCAATCTTAGCTTGAGCTTCTGCCAAAGCTTCCACGACCGTTTGTTCCGTATAAGCTAACGCGTTCGACTTGGTCTTGATCGTGTTGCCTGTATCTTCCAAAATAGAATTATCCGTAATTGCCCCGACAAAAGCTAGGATTGCCCCCACGGCGGTAATCACTAACACAACTGCATTAGCGTCAATCTTAACACCAAAGAAGACCGTTGCGACAGCTAAGCTAATAATCAACACGGACCCGATAATCTGAGCCCAATAAGCGGGCTTCTTGTAGTTAGCTTTGAGTGTTGCCTGAATTACATTTAAAAATTTTGTCATTATTTCTCCTCCTAAAGGAACTTTTCTGCGATATAAATAATTAACGTGACAAGCACGCCACTAACCAAGACACCGATCAACCAATTTTGAATAGTTGTCACGCGGTCAATTTGATGGCTAGCTTCGATGGACTTGGCCAGTGCCTTGTCCGCTTTGTCGCCAATATCGTCAACTTGATTCAATTTTTCTTCGATGTTCTCAACTTTCGTTTTGGTGGCGGCCACATCCTTTTGAATATCCATTAATAACTTAGTTGTATCGTCGTATTGTGCCATTACCGCACCACCAATCGCTGGCCGGGATAGATAGTGGTGTAAATCGTCTTGCCGTTCTGACTAGCTAATGTAGTCATGCTCAGGCCGTTGCGTTGTGCGATTGTCCACCAGCTGTCGCCAGACTTGACTGTGTAATACGTATGACTAACCGGCTGACCAGCAACTCGCTTTCCGTAGGCTGGCCCATTGGTGACGCCTAGCTTGATAAAGCCATACAGGCCATTTGAACGGGTGTAGCGTGCCCATACATAGTTGTGTTCAATAATGACCGCATTGTAAGTCACACTATCACCCTTGTAATAGGTAGCCACTTGACTCACCTTGTCGCTATCCGTGTAACGCACTGCCAGAGTACGGTTAGGATAGAACACCCCTCGCTGGTTGTATTTGACAACCTTAAAGGTGGCCTTCTTAGCTGCCTGAGCCTGCTTAACGTTGGTTTGAGCTTGTTTCTTGCTAGCAGTCGTATAGCCTGACTTGGTAATGCCCGTTAAGTCAACATTGCCGTCTAATCCGCCTGCTTTATACGTGCTGGTGAATTGGAAGATAGCCACGCCATCCATACTTGGGAACCAGTTATAATCCGGCTTAGTTCTAACTAGATAGTCTGGATATTCAGCTAACCACAGGCAATTACCATAGGCACGTACAATGGCGCTAGTGTTAACATGAGCATTGAGGTAAGCTTTACCGGAATACAACATCGGCGTATAGCCGTACGCCTTAATTAACTCAAATTGAGCTTTAATGACATTAGTGTTGGCTGTCACGCTATTAGAAGCACCATCCTCATAGTCCAGCGCCACAATACTACCCTTGGGCGTCTTAACACGTGGCAAGTAATATGACATCATAGACTTGGCATTGGTCATATTGCCACCGACACCATCCCACAAATAGGTGTGCACCCGTTTACCAGCCTGTTGAGCTGATTTAACTTGGCTGTTATATGTGGTCTGAGGGATATTAGTTCCACCATAAAAACCACCCGCCTGTGAGAATACAAACTTATCAGTGCTGTAGCCGAATGTTCCACCATTGCCTTGAAACTTAGACCAGTCGACCCCTTGTTCCCGACTAGTTGAAGCCTGACTGGTAACATTGACCATTAAAAAGGCCATAAAAATAGCGCCCACCATTAAGACGAGTGCCTTCAACTTGCGCTTGTTCAATTGTCTGCCTCCTATTGTGCACTGTTATTATTTGTGGCAGCTGCTGTCTGTGCAGCTTTGTAAGCTGTAATTGCATCGGATACTTGAGTAACCTGAGCTTGGGTAATTAGTGATTTTGCTAGATAATTGCCAGCGTATACAGTTGCCAAGTCCGATGGAATTAGTCCACCGTTAATACTATCAATTAACCCTTCTGTTAAAAATTCGCTTAAATCAAAACTCATTTTAAAGACCCTCCTAGTGCTACAATAGCCGCTTTTATTTTTGCATAATCAGATTGATCCAAAATTTCTGATGGATTAGGGCACCAGTCAGTTTCTACGCTACCTTTTTCCAGCTTAATATTATTAAATCTAAATAGACTACCAGCAGTATAATCATAATTCTGTAAACTTAAAAACATTCCAGTAGCTCCAACGGGAACAGTAAAGGTATATGAAAATGGTGTTAATACTGTCCCATCACTAACAGGTATCCCTAAATCGCTAATAATATCTGAAGAAGACCAATTGCTTCCGATACTATATTTTGCCCTAAACTTTAGTTCGCCTGTTGTATGGCTGGCACTGCCAGATAAAGTATAGGTTGCTCCCGGAGTTAAGCCATATAATTTATTAGGGTCAGGAACCAGAGGCCGGTAAAAACACTCATTAAAACTAGAAGTGCCAATTACTTGCTCATAGCTATCAGTTCTACTATATATGCCAGTTATATTAGTACCAGCTCCTGGTATCATTGTGTACCCATTAGTTGCCGAACTGGAGGTATTAATCAACATATTAGTTCCTACAGCACTGTTATTGACCTGCGTTTGCAAACTCTGAAATGCAGGTGCGCTAATTAACCCAGCATTATCAACAGTACCTGTATCACCCTTGTCGCCCTTGTCACCCTTAGCGATTGTGCTTGCGGCTTTATTCATTGCTTCCACAAAATCATCAAAAGTAATGGTCGTAATCGTGGCACCATTAGCACTTTGAATGTTGTTGGTAATGGTAAAGCCGGTTGACCCATCACTAGGGTAGATTGACGTCCCGGTACTATCAACCACCCATACTTCAATGGCATAGCTACCAGCTGGCAAACTAGTCATCAAGTCAGCATTAAACTTAACGGTAACTTGACCAGTTGTTGGATCCGTTAAACTAGCTGGGTTAACTGTGGCCGATTTAAGATAGCCACTAGCATTGCCCAATTTAACGGTAATTGAAGTGGCATTAGTTAAGTCCGTTGCCACATTATCATTGCCACAAATTAACGTAAAGCTAGTGGTGGTATCACCAATTTTAACCGTTTGTGGTGAAGTATCAGTAAAACTAAGCGTTTTCGCCATCTTTAGGTGCCTCCTTCTCAGCCAACTTGGCATTAAGCTGGTCAATTTGAACTTGAGCCATCGCTAATTGCTGGTCTTTAACGGCAATCGCTTGGGCATAGTTACTTGTCAGCTTGTTAATTAAAGCCTGTGCATCAACATTCATAATTTAAGCCTCCTTTGTAGTCGTGGTAACTGGTTTTAAAGCGGTCAGACTGTCAATCAATGTGTTCAGCACCTTCAATTTAACCCTATCTGCTCCCCCAGCACCGCCAGCAATGGCAGTGTTAAATTCATCCATGGTAATACTAACCTGTGAGCTAATACCCAGCGTATTAATCTGAATGCTAATCGTCATAATGTTGTTCGTGTAATCCGGTTTATAGTTCGTGATTAAGATGCTATCCATTTAATTTTGCCTCCAATTTGTTTAATCTAGCTTCCAATTCCATGTTGTGACCGTTTAATTGGTCGATTTCTTTCTGTTGTTCCTGTACCGTGGCTAGGGTGGCGTTTAAAAGTACACTGTCATCCACCCCACATAGCTTGCCGTCTTCATCACGGCTAACAAATACGTCTGGCAATTGCCACTGTTTAGTGTCATTCACATCATCAACAATGGAAGACAACCTAATATGACTGGTATTATCGTCAGTCTTATACTGGTATGTTGCTAGGTCGATTGAGTTAACTAGCTGTGCCCAATAAGCTGTATCAGCCTTTTTAACATCTTGCTTAACACTTAATAGGGACGATTTAATTAGGTTTTCATAGTGAATGGCACCCGCATATAGCCCTAGCATTCTACCATTTGAGTCACCCTTCTTGAAGTATAAGGGGCTACTATCAAGCATGCCGATAGTATGCCCAACTCCTAGAAACAGGTTTCCAACTTGAGTGTCTCGATATAATGAAATATCCCTTTGATTGGCAGTGTCGATTCCAAAATTAGCCACCTCATGGCCATTAATGTCTCTAATTCTCCAATAAGCGGAGTTAGCTTGTGCATATATATTGCCATAAGCATCCATAGTAACTCCGTTACTGCCAATATTATCGGCATTACCAGCAAAGTTTATTTTCTGCGTTGGTCCATACAGATATATTCCTGAGTCTGGTGTTACGTTAACATAGCCCGTGATTGTCTCCGTATTGGAAAAAATTACATCTTTAGTTGATGTATAACCTGAGTGTGACTCGAAACCTTGACCATTAATTACTGAATCATAAGCTAAATATTGCCCGTTATTACCGACCATTGAACGATATTTATAATTAATCGCCCCAGATTCAACGCTTGATTGTAGTCCAACCGCACTGTCAAAGTACGTTGACTTATATGCTCCGTCTGGAGTAATGGTCATTGGGTAATATCTAGCGGTGTTATTGGCATTGCCAATGACGTTACCACCATGGAACGTTGTCCCGTTGATAGTTGAACCGTTAATCATACTAGTATTGATTGTTGGTGAGGTTAATGTGCCACCAATAAGTGTCATGTTCTTAGCCGTTATTTCCCCATTTTTGTCTACCGTGAAAGTTCCATTATTGGTACTAAATGTGTTGGCTGCAATGTCTGCCGCCGTTAATTTCTTGCCAACAAGGAGTGAGTCGATATTGGCACTAGGAATAATTACAGGTTTCTTAGTGTCAAAGTAAATCGTGTCAGCAGCTAGTGTCAATTGACCACTAGATGAAATTAAAGTGTTACCAGCTTGGAGATTAATCTGGTCAATTAGGCCATCTTTGGTAACTCTAAGGTTAATATCACCACTTAGTTTTGTGATTTCAGCAGTAGCACTATTAGCCGCGCCAAGAGCACTATTAGCTTGGCTAAACGCTTGACTAGCTGTTGAAGCCGCCTGACTTGTGGCACTAGCGGCGCTATCAAATTTATTGTTAGCATTATTTTGTAGGGAATTTTGAAGTTTTGCTAATTCTTCATTGTAAGCATCCTGATATTTCTTATATGTTATACGGTCAACGTCACTAGCGTGGTCAGGGTCTGCCATAACGTCAGTCATAAATTTGTTTAAGTTGTTATACGCCGTAGTTACAGCGGTCGTATCAATCCCATCATCTTTAGCGTTCTGCACGATAACGTTATATTGAGATGTTAAACCAGCGAATTGTCCAATGTTGTTTTGCTTCTCGATGACGCTCATTAAGTTGGGATCATTTAAATTTGCAACCCCGCCAGTGGCATTATCGGCTGTATTTTGAGCCTTAATAATTTTAATGCCATCATCGGTTAGAATGACCTGCGTTGCATTAGATTCAGACATTTAATTCACCTCCCTTCTAATCATTTGTATTAACATTGCCCTTATCAATCGTGCTAGCTGGTACCCGTACAATAATTTGTATTGTGATAACTCTTGTTACCTGATGATTAGTTGTATGGTCATTTTCTGGTCGGCAATGAAAAGTTAGGAATAACGACAGTTCGTTATTAGCGTTTTGCATTAAGTGGCACGTTTCTGGTTCAACATTGTGGTCTGTAATGCCTAAATCAATGTCGTTTAGTTCATCAACCGCAAACTCTTGGCCACCGTGAACCACGTTGACGGCGTACATCATACGCTTATCGTGCATGTCCATATTGCCACTGTGAAAAATGACATAGGGGAAGCTTAAAGTTTGTGATTGGTAAGTCTGGTTTTGAAGGTCAAAACCATAGTTGGCGATATTGATGGAATATTGAACGTTATAGTTGCCATTCTTAATATCAGCGAGCTTAATAATGTCTTGCCGGCCGTTAGTAAACCCGCATAATACATAACCGTTAGTAAAGTCAACATTGACATATCGACAATCAGCTATGGTGCAGTAATGTGTTATTCTGTTGTCAGTTGGTTCTAGTTTGGCTCCCGGAATATATGGAAACCGACTAACGGCATATAAGTTATTGCTCGAATCAACACAGGTGGAAGCCCATATATAAGCTGTTCCATTGGATTCTTCAATATCAAAACTAGCCCCATGGCCACCATTAACAACCGTCATAGCACTAACTACGTTGAAATTGCTGTCGTGAAGCACGTATAGTGTGTCACCGTTGATAGTTTGTGAGCCAATGTAAGTACCATTAGATAGTGGACACATATACTGTCTACCCACGGCACCAATATCGATATTAGTTGGCAGAAAATCAGCTACCCGTTTGATATTGGCTGTATCAAGCTTAATCTCGGGATCGTTTTGAATGTATCCTGTCTCAATTGTTCCATTTAGAGTGCCAACGGCATTATAGGGGGCTTGTACTAAGTAGCCTGTTTGCTCATAATTGGTGTCAACCGTGCCATCGGGATTGTGCCGGCGCCAGATAAATCCTTTGCTATCAACGTAGGATGAAATATTAGTATTGCCTTCCCAAGCCTGTAAGATTAACCGTTTAGTCTGGGTGGTATCAGTGAAGTTGTTGCCATCCGGGGTTAAGGCCACTGGCTTTACTGAGCTGGCATCTGCTTTAGCTTTAGCAAGGGCATTACTAATAGCATTCTGATAGCCTGTGAGCCATGCTGGTGTTGCTACTTGAACGGTTGTATATTCGCCAAAGCCGACTGTGTTGCCATACGGGTTAGCAAAGCTGATTGTCCGTTGAATAACACGTCCGCTAGCATCTAATACCGGCTTAATTAGCTCATCTTTAAACCTGATTGTGGCACCCAATGGCGGATTGAAGTTTGGCGTTACAGCAACCTCATAATACGTTCTAGGGTGGTTATATAGTTTGAGCATATCTTGTGCCCATGACTTTAAGCCCTCCGGATTCTCTATGAGATTGGCTGTAACCGTGGCTTCATAGTACAGTCCACTTTGCCAATCCGGATTGTATCGTTGATTAGCATCATCATCGACAATGTAAGTTTTGCCGTTATTGGCATTGGCAATTGTGCTACCGTTAGCCCCATATGGAATTAACTTAGTCACCGGGTTTGAAACGGTTGTTCGTTTAATACTAGTCATGTTCTTGCCAAATACCGCTTCTTTATAGACCACGTCAGCATTAAGCTTGTCGGTAATGACACACACTTTTTTCGTAATGTTACCTTGTGAGTCAATCTCAACATAAGGGTCAATTTCGACATTGTAGGTTTTAATTAGTGTCTGTAGTAACGTGCTAGCCTTAGTCTTACCGTCAATACTGAATAATGACAATATAGTGTTAGTAGTCTGATAGTCTACTTCCCAGCCGGTTGCGTTAAAGCACTCATTGAAAGCCACTTGAATAGATGTATTGCTAGGAGCCGTTGCAAGTGGATAATGATGAGCTAGTGTGTATAAGCATAGATTAGTAAAGTTAGCCGTTGTAACATGCTTAACAGCAGCGGTATTGTTCTCTTCCACGCTGTATATGCGCATGACATACCAATGACCTGATAGTCCATCATAATAGGCAAGATTATTACCAGCCACCACTTTATCTGAATCTGGTTGTCCTTGAAGTACGTCTAATGAACCTTGATGATCGAACTTTTTAGATTGAGCATTCAAGTTAATAGTGCCAGTATAGCTGTCTTTAGTTCCAACATTAGCATCATCATCATAGCTTGTGCTGGTAGTGTCTGAATCGGCTAGTTGTAGTTTAATACTGTCATTAGAAAACTTAGTAGCACCATCAACGGTCAGGGTACCAATCCGCTTTAAATTAGGGTCTAGGATTAAATACTGGTTATTTAAAGCCATCTGTTAACCTCCTTATTTTAGTTATGTAAAAAGGCCACCCAATTGAGGGAAGCCTTTAAAGTGTTGTTATAGTAGTCTAGGTATATACTTAAGCGTCATTTGTGCGTCATCTAGGTCACCAGTCATGGTTAAGCTATTAACTCCCGGTTTAAGTTTAGGATAGTCAGTTGACCAGATAGGACTAACCAACTTGCCACCAACCGTGGTGCTCTCAGTCTCACAATTTAGCACAATCTCTTCACCGGCGTTAGCAATATATTTTGCGTCACTTGGATTAACCTCATTTGCCTTCCAAATTCTTAGATTTGCTAGTGACATGAAGGGGTCTTTATACTCAATGTTATTGTGGTCTTCCGAAATTGGAAATTTTAGAAAAGTTACTCCAATGCCCCCAAGTGGACTGTTAAATTGATTGTTACGGTCAACAAACGTTCCGCTAACAACTAGGTGTTTCCTTGAATCTGTATATGGTTCACCAGTGTGTGTATTGTACTGTGTGATACTCCACGTGAATACCTGTCCCTTCTTAGTCATATCTAACACGAAAATTCCATCGGAAATACAGTCAGACTCTTCACGATTAATTAAAGTTATAAATTTTCTGGTCTTATCACTAATTGAGTTTATCCGTATATATTCGTCTCTTCCATTTTCAACAGCACCTGACGGACCATAATCATAGTATAAATTGCGGTGCTTCCCATCATCCTTTTCCATATACGACCCGGGCTCACATAACTGTAATCTAATCAGTGGCTTTTTTCCGCCACCAAGGTCTAAGATACCGAAGCGTGCAATCATTTCTCCGTTTGCATTTAAAAGTAAAAGTTCGCACCGTGCCATTGCACGACTATTATGGAAACCAGAGTATTTCAAGTGATATAGACTAGTTACAACGCGCCAGTCAGTCAGTGATTGTGTCATGCCAGTATACCGATAAGCTGGACCATACCAAGTATCTTCAACGCCAGAAGGTAGAGGCCCGTAGTCTTTTTTACCTGAATTATTAGCGACTATCATAACCGTGCTAGATGAATTTATTTCGCACGACCCTTGATAAATTGGATTGTCACTAGTCTTCATTACACTTGTAACACTATTATCCATAGTCCACGTTGCCATACTTGCAATTGGGTCTCGGACAACATCTGTATATGGTTGAACAGCACTAGCTTGGTCCTCAGGAGTTTCTGGCCCAATTCCATATTGACCACCATTTAGAGTAAAGCCAATGTGTTTTAAAGCTCGCTTAGGTATAATCTGAATAACTGGCTCAGTTCTAGCAGTCCCACTAACAGTAATTGTGTTTAAGCCATTATTTAAGGGCTTCTCAACCTGTGGCAAGGTTGCTCGTGGGTCAGACTGCACAAAGGTAATCGTAAGCGTCATATCATACATACCAGTATTAATAGGCGCTGGATCACTAATAGCGGTAATATGCCCCCAATATGTCACCTTGGGTTCAAAGCCAAACACCAGTGGGCACTCTTTACCATTATCATTTGGGTCATCACTTAGTAGTAGACCACTTAGGTTGTGCATAATCTGATTAAATCTGTCTTGATTATCAGCACAGTAAATTGACACCGGTATACTAATCGTCCGACTAGTGAAATCCGTGCCATTAAATTGATTACCATACATGGCCGGTATATCAGTCACCTGTTCAGCCATGGCCGGTGCACTAGGTAAAACCACGTTACCCATCTCAACCTGTAAATCGTCACGGCTATTCAAGTTAGCATATTCAAAATCATCTCGTTGTAAGGTCACGATTTAACCTCCTTATTTTAATTATGTATAAGGGCGCCCGTTTAGGGACACCCTTTGATTAATAACCCATCATTTGTGAGTATTGTGAAGCTGTCTTATTGTCAGATTTAACGGCATTAACCACATCAGATTTAGCAATGACTGCTTGAACACTACCTTGGCCTGATACTAAAGCCGTCAATAATGCAATGACTTTATCAAGTTTCCCATTGTTTTCACTGTTAGTAGACGCAACCTGATTACCATTGTTGCCATTTACAACTTGACTAGCCTGTGCGATTAACTGGTTAGCCCGTGATTTGTTAGTCAATGGCAGTACCATTTCAGGCTTATTGTGTTCGGCAACCTCAATCAACTGGTTAGTGTTGATAATGCCACCGTTCTCGTAACCTTCAGGACCACTAACACGAGCAAACGCACTAGGACCTGACCCATATTTAGCCTTCATATAATGAATACCAGCTAGCAAGTCGTCATAACCATTAAGTGGATTGTTATGGCCTGGGAACTTGTAAGCATCAAATGTCGGCTGGATAGTTTGAACCAGCCCTTTAGATGGAATGCCCATTCTAGCGTTAGCGTCCCAGTTGTTAACCACTGATGGGTCACCGTTTGATTCACGCGCAATAACTTTCATCCAAGCTGATACTTGACTAGCGCTCGCTTCAAAGCCATTCTTCTTTAACGCTTTGATAACGTCTGGCTTCCAACGTTGAACACCTGAGCCACCGGGGTTACTACTACCGCCATCACCAAACATATCGGCTAGCTTACTGATAAACTTCCAGAAACCACTACCCACTTGCTTTTTAATGGTACCTAACAGGCCACTAGATTTAGAAGACTTGCTTGAATCAGCACTGTCTGATAAACCGGGGACTCGTCCATAACCAGCAAACGAACCATAGCCACCGCCATGCACTTTACTGATACCCATACCATCATGTTCATTTTCAGCTGAATAGAACTCGCCATTGCCGGTATAAACCCCAACGTGGTCTCTACCACCTGGGCCAAAGAACACTAGGTCACCCGGTTTAGGATTGCTGACATACTTAGACGCCTTATATTGCTCACCACTAGTCCGTGGGAAGCTGATTCCAAGCTTCTTTAGGGTGTACTCAACTAGGCCGGAACAGTCAAACGCACTAGGGCCTTCAGCACCGTAGACATATTTGTTAGTGGCACCGTACTTCTCCATCGCATTAACTAGCTTAGAACTAGAAGCACCACCATCTAGGCTGTCACTAACGCCACCCCACAGTGTAGACCACCATGTCTTGGCTTGATTCTCAACGCCGTTAAATAGGCCATGACCGATTTTGCTCATGACGCCGCTAATGCCCTTAGAAGACCAACTAAACAGGTTTTCTAACGACTTAATTGGGTGAGCGATAATGTTCTCGGCTGTCTTGAAGAACTTCTCTAATCCATTAACCTTTTTACCAACCCAGCTAGTCACGCCTGAAATACCACTAGTCACACTGCTTAGTATGTCACCAAAGAATCCAGTCCCTTTTGCATATTTGGTAACTCCTTGCATTGCCATTAACATGGCCGTCTCACTAGCGCTCAATACTTCTGATCCGGCTGGCAACAGCATTTTAGTGTTACGTCCTTGAACAATGCCTGAATCGCCATTAGGTAACATGACCATTTCTTTGTTACCAGTTTGTGGGCTGTCATTACCATCATTAAGCATTGCCATAGTAGGTCTTGTAATCGGGTTGCGACCAGTGCCTTCGGCAAAATGAACATGGCTTAAATCACCGATTGTCTTTTTCTTACCGCCGAAAGTATGGATGACACTGTCAACCGCATCAATCCCACCGTTGATAATATCAATGACGTCATTCATGCCATCTTTAGCAAAGCCTTTTAAGTCTTTCCAAAGGCCTTTGAAGATATTCTCAACGCCAGTACCTAAACTAGACCAGCCACCCTTAAATTTACCCTTGAAGGTTGATAGCCAACTACCCATGGACTTACCAAACACCCTAGTATGGCTCAGGTCTTTGTTCCAATAACTGTGCAGATTAGACCGCATGGTGTCCCAGTGGCTATTCCAACTATGTGCAAAGCTCTTTTTCCAGCCAACCCATTTTGATCCCATGCTGCTAAAGAAGTCTCTAGTATGTTTAATTGACCTGTTCCAGTAGTGGTTTAAGTTGGAACGCATATCATTCCAGTGGCTGTTCCAACTTTTTCTAAAGCTAGACTTCCAGCTGTTCCACTTTTTACCCATGCTAGAAAAGAAATCTCTAGTGTGCTTCAATGAACCGTTCCAGCTGTTTCTGAGTGATTTTCCAGCATTTGACCAGTGTTCGTTCCAGCTCTTTCTGAAACTGTTTTTAAAGCCATTCCACTTCTTGCCAACACTACTAAAGAAGTTTCTAGTATTCTTAACGGAACCGTTCCAGTTATTCCTGAGCGATTTACCCATGGCTGACCAGTGACTATTCCACGCCTTTGCAAAACTCTTTTTGAAGCTATTCCACTTTTTAGACATATTGCCTAGGGCTTTGCCTACTGACTTGCCAACATTTAATCCCCATTTAGCGATACCCTTGCCAAAGTTAACTACTGATTTAAATGCCTTGTTAACCCATTCTCGGAATGGCTTAATGTGCTTATAGGCTTCATAGAATGCGACCCCTAGTGCGACCACAGCAGTTAAAACTAGTCCAATGGGATTAAGTAGTAACAACCTGCCCAATGATAGAAATGATTTACCTAGTGTTTTAATACCAGCACCTAGCACACTGAATGCCTTAGAAGCACCCTTATAAGCAATCTTAGCCGTCCACTTCAAGCCCTTACCAATCTTGCCACCGACTGATTTAGTGTGTGTCCACATACTGCTAAGCGCACCTTTGGCCTTAGTGGTGGTTACACTAGCAGCCATCTTTAACTGGCGACCCATTCCAGCCCCTGAACGCTTGACAAAACTTGCAAACTTGGTTAGCTCTCGTTTACCCTCAGCTCCATCAACCTTTGGTTTGAACACAATCCGACTAAGCTTGCCGCCTAGACCCTTTGCCAAGTCTAAACCACTAAAAGCTAGTTTTAATGCAGATATACCCTTACTTGCTACAAAAGCACTAGAAGCTAAACCAGCAAATACCTTAGGGTGTTTCTCAGCGAACCCACCAACGATCTTCAATATTGGTTCAATATCCTTAAGAGATTGTACGAACACATTAAAGGATGTCTTAGAAGCAGTCTTCATTGAGCTAAAGAATGATTTAATCTCTTTTTTATGAGCAACAATGTTAGCGCCCATTTTATCAATGCCTTTTGCTAGGTTAGACAACATTTTATTGAGGCTATTACCAACATTAAATTTTTTGCCAGCAAACGCTTTAGTTATGTCATTAATCTGCAAGGCTAGTGCATTGCCAACATCTTTAAACTCAGATTTAGTGTCCTTATCACCAATCCATTTTGTAAATTGTCCCATTAATGGGGACTTCATATTGGCAATTGGCTTGTAAATGGCGTCTAATAACGCTGGCATTTGAGTCTTGATTGATCGTTCCATACCAGGAATTGTCTTCATCAAGTTTTCTGAGGCTTTAGCGTACTTACCACCAAGTGAGTTCATAACTTCCTCGGCGTCTTTAGCACTAATCTTACCGGCACTCATCTGGTCACGTAGGGTTGACATGGTTAACTTGCTATTATGCTGTTGTTTCTTTTCAAACTCTAGCATTTTACCAGCATACATTGGCAATTGGTCGTTAATCATGTTAAAGTCACCAAGTTGCATTTTGCCACTTGATAGCATATGAGTGAAGTTAGTGCCTAATCTAGTAACATTCTCATCACTTAGATTAAGCGTATCACCCAGTGTTAAGATGGACTTAGTTAATTCTTTAGTTCGTGGTGCATTATCAAACACATGGTAAAATGACTGGTTAAGTTCATCAACCACATTGATATTTTGATTAAACGCGGAAGCTAACTCATTGCCAATGTTGACCATTTGTTTACCTTTTCCGTTAGATCCAGTTAAGGTAGTCCATGTGGCCGTCATTGTACGTTGCTTATTATCATATTCTGTTACAGCACTATTAAGTTCGCCAAAAGATGCCGTTATACTTGATAAAGCATTGGTAATTCCGTTTGCAACTAGATGCGCGCCTAGAATTGTGCCGAATAAATGAGATGTCTTCTTAGCTTTGTCATCAATGCTATCAAGCTTAGACCGAACACCGTGCATGAACGCATGTGGCTCTTTTTCCATCGCTTTAAGTAGCTCATTTTGGCTAGTCTTAGCTTTAGCCATGGATGTTGCGGTCTCATTAACACGCACTTGCTGACGTTTATAGGCGTCACTAGTAGCACCACTGGCCGTCTTAATTCGTTCCAGTTCGTTAGTTTGAGCCTTATATTGGGCCTCCATGTTAGAATAGGCTTGTTTTAAGCCACCCAATTTAGCCTTGTTAGCTTCGGCTGACTTACCTTCTGCTTCTAGGCGTTTCACATAGGACTCACTTAAAGCTGTACTCTGTTTATAGCCCTTTTGTAAGTCGGCTAAACCTGAATTGTAATACTGCAATTTTGACTTAGCACGATCTAACTGACCGCCCATACTGTCATATGACCGACTAGCCTTGTTAATCTGATCAGTTAGCTTTAAATAAGTTTCTTCACCGTCTTTAGTGTCCCGGTTTAAGCCTGATTGACGGGACTTTAACTCATCAATTTTAGCTTTTTGAGCTTCCATTGATTTAGCTAGTCCATCTACCCTAGCTGCTGCGGCCTTTTGATAATCACCGGCTGATTTTAACGCCGTTTCTTGGGCCTTCCAACCACTAGTGTTGGCTCTGACCTCGGCTGTCAGCGTTTTAAGTGATTTAACAGCCTCAGCGCTATCTAAGCCAACCTTACTGGTCATCTCACGGCCAACTACTTTTTTAGCCATTCTTTTTTAGCCTCCTTTTAGGCACAAACGCTTATACACCGTATGTCTGTTTTATAGCCTCTAGCGGGTCAACTAACTCAGCACGGTCTTCCTTTTTACGAGCGTTTAAAGTTTCCATCAAGCTAAAAAATGAGCTATCATCGAAGTCTTTCGGTGATAACCCCTCGGTTAATAGCTGTTTAGCTAGCAAATTAAAATCCTCTTGCTGATTTTTCAACTTCATGACCTCTCGCTTAATCTCAGCATTGCGTTTGTGCCGGTTTATTTTGACGACTTAGCATCTTCGATTGCCTTGCGTTGCTTTTGTTCTGATAATTTAATTTCATCGTCTGAGATACCATTTAAGCGCATGATTAGGTAACCAACGCCTTCACCAAAACGTTCAATTGAGATGGTATCGTTAATCGTTTCCATCTGCTTGTCGGTATAGCCCATCACTCGTTGCACAAAGTTGGTCATTTTGTCCTGCAATTCTAAGCCGTTTTTCATTGCGTCTAATTCAGTAACTTCTTTTTCAGTGTCTTGGGATTCCAACATACCGATTTGAACTTTGGTAGCTAATCGAATGATATTGTTAGTTGGTGTTACATCGGCCGTCTTGTTAATTTTAAAATAGTTTTTAGCGTTGATTTTCATAATTATTTGTACCCCTTTATTTAAATTTTATGTATTAAAAAGGCCACCCTTAGTGGGAAGCCTTTAGATATTACTAGTGAGTAGTTGTACCGCCAGTCGTACCGCTTGTTGACGGAGTGTAGCCACCAAACGTTTCAGCCATAAGCTTATTCAAATCAAAGCCAGTATCAGTAGACTTGGCAATCATATATGGTTGTTGAACACCGTTGGCAGCTAAGAAGATGTTAGGCTTTAATGGCGTTAAGACGGTACCATTTAAGACTGTGGAGTAAGCAGCTTCACTGTTGGTATCAGTGCTGTTGTTAGATGCTTCTTCAACAAATTCGATATTGTTAAAGCATTCATAAATTGAGATGTTGCCGTCTAATGATTGAGATTCGGCAATCATCGCAACGTGTGGTTTTGGCAATTGTCTTACCCATGCACCTGTATTAGCGCTCTGAGTGAACCCTTTAAGCATCTGGTTAATCTTGAAGTCCAAATCTAAAGCGGTTAAAGCCAGCGTGGGCATAGACTTACCATAAGCCGTTCGTTTGATTTGTCCGTTTCCCCAACCAGGCGTCCCGGCCGCTTCAATAGCAGTAACGTTGATTTGACTGAAACCTTCGCCATTGTGATCGGCAACATAGGTTCCGTCAGCAGATAGACCCTTAGTAGCGTCTTTAATTAAGTCGCCGTTATCGTCTAGCAAAGCAAAGGTCGCTTTGACAATGTTGTGTTTTGACATTTAAATATCTCTCCTTTAAAGCATTTCATTTTTAGTTACATAAATTGTTTTCGTTACTTGGTCGGTATCTGGGTCAGTTGTGTGGTGCTGACTAGATACAATTAACCAGCCGGCCTGTTTAAGACTCTTCATTAAAGCTATCTCAGCTTCCAGTGGGTTAAAGTCATCTTCTAGGTCAACCTTATAAAAGATTTGAATTTCAACACCCATGGATAGGCCTTTAAACGTGCTGTTTGCAAGGTATGCCGGGCTTGAATCGGTCTCTTGCAGTAGCATGACTGTACTAGTAGTGTTGTCTAAATCTTCGTTAGGTATCTCATTAAGGTAAACTTTATCAACCCACGTTAAATTGAGGGCGTTAACTAGGCTGGATACCTGTGATACTGGTAATAACACTAGTCATCGCTCCCCTTCTTATATTCGTCTAGCATGGCGTTAAAGACATCATCTTGTGAGTCGGCTAGGTTCTCATCAACAAAGTGGTCAGCCCTAATGTGCTTAGTACCATCGTTTAATCGCATGGCATTCATATCATGGTACTTATTAGTCCAGCCTACAATCGAGCTACCATCGTGTTCACCGTCTATGTCATTGCTGTTATAACTTATGTTGTCAGCCATGTGTCCGTATTTCTCGTCTTTGTGACTTGAATAGTGTTTCTTTCTCGTGACTTCGGCTAAGTTATCAGCTAACTTTTTAGCACCAGCTGCGGTTATCTTCTCTTGTTCAGCCTCGTTAGGGACTAGCTTGTGAACATTCTCAAGCCAACTTTCTAATTGGTCGGCCATATCATCGTTTGCCATGGCTAAGCCCCCTTAGTAACCTGTTTGAGCGTCAAATAATCGCAAGAAAGATAATTACTAGAATCATCCATGCTGTCATTGATGACATCGTAAAGTTTGCCTTTATACTGACACTTAATACCTTCATAAACTTTAGGATTATGCCTAATAATGACCACGACTTGCTCCAATTGTTCAGCTGTGAGTTGATACGAAAATGCAATTGATCGTGTATAGGGGGCGCAGTATAAACTAAACTGACTAACAAAAGTCTGCTTACTAGTTCCATTAATAGGATTTTGAACAGTTTTAACAGTGCCAATCTGTATACGTTGGTTAAAGTCAACTGGAGTTAACTTATTAATTGCCATTGTCGTTCACCTCGTCCTGCTTTTGGTTATACAGGCCTCGCAATTGGCCAATGATTGAATCAACAACTAAGTCAACTGGATTAACAGTGTTTGAAGTGATTGACGTCCGGTAATACCAGTATGAACCAGCTAAGGCGTAAACAGCAGTTGTGAACAAGTCTTTCACGCCATCCATTTCATAGAACCCTGGAACGCTATTGTCGTCCCCAATGGCCTGTTCAATGTAGCTAGTGGCTGCAGACAAGTAGCCTTGTAGCAGCCCGTCATCATCATCGCCATCAATTCGCAAAGATGATTTCAATGTTTCTAAATCAGCTGCCACTTTATCACATCCTTACTTGGCCGCCCAGATTGTCACTGTACTGTGTATTTATTGGCGACATAATTGACTAATTACTATGCAGTGGTCGTTGGAGCAGCACTTGCTACAAAGTTGGCCGGTTGGTCAGCAATTTTACTGAACGAACCTGCAACAAAGGCTTCCGTATCAGTAGCTTCAACATCAAAACGATCAATCACACGAATCTTAGTTTGATCCTTTTCAAAGGCACCGCTACCAATATTGGTAGTCAGCAATGAAAGATTTTCTCGGTCAAACAAAGTTACCGCTTGTGATAAATCACCATAGTAAAGTGGGTAAGCTGGAGCTGACGCAGTCCCAACGTTAGGCAACCACTTATCAGCAACTTCCACAATTCGCTTACCACTGATTAAATATTGATCAGGTTGTGTTGGATCTGGTTGTAATAAGTAACGTCCCATAGCATCCTTAACTTCGGAAAGCACGTTTAAGCCTGACGTGTTTGTCATTAAGAATGACGTAGACTTGATGGCAGGATCAACAGCAGTGTTAATCATCGTAATAATGTCATCGAACTTAGCTAAGGTTGGCTTCTTTGGTGCGTTGTTCATAGCAGCAATAATTTTAGCATTGCGAGTAACAACGACCTTCTTAGCAATCCATCCAGATAACCAAGCCAAAATGTTGTCAGCAGTGTCTTTGAGCAACGAATTAGTAGCCGTGGTGATGCCAGCATAACGATGGATGGTATATTTGATGAGGGATAGCTTGGGATCATCATTATCACCAATAGTAGCCGTTTCGTCATCCAAATCGGCTAATGGAGTAACGTCAGTCCACTTTTCATAAACTCGTGACCCAGTTTGAGTTGAAACAGCTTCTCGATTGACATACTGTTGTAATGAATCGTATTCGCGAACCAATGTGTTAATGGCCGTTTGAATATCTTGGGGAATAGTCAAACCAATTGCATTGCCAGCTGCGTCAGTAGATGAAGTTACCAAGTTCATAACTTTCGGGTCACCTTTAATCATGCCTTTGAAGTTATTAATGAACTCATCTTTGATGTCTTTTTCTTTATCATCAAGTGGGGTCTTGTCCTTATCATCCATATTGGCAATCTTTTGAGCCTTGCGTTCTTCTTCCAATTGCTCGTGTAAAGCATCACGCCGAGCAACCGTATTGTCGCGATCTTGTTTCATTGCTTTGAATTTTTCTTGATCAAAGCTGTCATCAAGGACAGCAGCATTTAACTTGTCGTTCAAGTCTGATACCTTTTGCCCTTGGGCAATCCAAGCATCATTGATTGTATTAATATTAGCCATTAGTTGGCCTCCTTTTGATTTTTTCCAAATAAAATAGCCAATTTGCTGTTTCGTAATTCAGCAGATTGACTATTAGTAGTATTTTCTTCTTTAGACGGCTTAGTTTTATCCTTATCCGCCTTGTAAATTAGATTCATCAACTTGTTAACTGCAGATTTAGGTGGAATATGTGAAATAGCATTCACCGGTTGCAATTGTTGATCGTTAGCAAACATAATTTCGTCAGCGAAGCCTTTATCAACGGCATCACTAGCGGTTAACCATGTTTCATTCGCCATTAGCTGTAGCAAGTCAGCTTGACCCATGCCGGTTTTAGCTTCATAAGCACTGGCAATCGATTGATCAATACCATTTAAAATACTGGCTTCATGTTCCAGATCGTCAGCATTACCAGCTGGTTGTGACCAAGCCTTATGAATCATAATCTGAGCAGTTGGTGAAATGTTGATATGATCGCCAGCCATAGCTACGACACTCGCCGCACTAGCGGCTAATCCTTGAATATTAACTGTTACATTGCCAGCATAATTCTTTAGCATAGTGTAGATTTCACTAGCTGCAAAAACATCGCCACCATTGGAAGCAATATCAACTTCAAGTGCTTCGTCATCACCATCGTCATCATCATCGCCACTGTCATCATTTAAAATGTCAGCAACACCCGAAGGTGATACTGCTGGCATTCCAAAAAACTGATAGAAACCGGCTGTTTGATCATCAACAATATCGCCTTTAATCATCACTTTCTTTGTCATCATTATCACCTCCTTTTCCTGATTGAATCACAACTTGTTGTGTCGTTGGATTCTTAGCATCAGGCATTTCATCTGGAAAATAACCAGTCTGCTGTAACAACCAAGTTGCTTGATTATTGGCAATCGTGCCATCTTTAGCTAGCCCTGATAGGGTAGCTGCAAATGAATCCCCCAATGGGTCTACAGCAGTCCGTATATTGGCCGTAATCTTAGCATTAAGCTTATTATCAAGCTCAGCTAAAATCGCCTGTAAATAGCGATTAAGTGCGTTGGTGTACATGCCTTTAATTTGGTCGATATTACTTTGCTGGTCACCTTGGCCATTTAAATAGCTATCAGGAATGCCGAAAACTTTAGCAATTTGCTTACTCGTCCAATCCGTTTGGCTTAACAGCTTGGTAACATCGGCTTTCATTTCTAGTGGCTTGTAATCTTCAAGTTGATCAATAACCACCGGGCCACCGTTTGAACTGTTCACCTGTTTCATGAAGTTGCGTGAGCGGCTAGCCTTCATCTTCTCGCTTAACAGTCCACCATGCTGAATAGATAGCACGCCAGGAGCGCTAATTGAACGTGCTAGTGCAGCCAACGTTAAACTGTTAGATGAACTCTTGACTTGTAACTCATTCGATAACGCTTTTAATGGACTGTTACCAGTCATACCGCCATCAGTGCTAGCCCAGCGAATATGAATCATGTCAGATTGTGGGACATATTGAAGAACTCCCAGGTTGGGCTCGTCAAAAGTAACCGTATAGGTTAAGCCACTACCGTCATCCAATAAGTAGGTTTGCACTTGGCTTGGCCGCAAATATTCCCAGCGCAAATCTAAACCGTTAGGATTACGCCAACGATATGCAAAGCATTCACCGCCCAATAACAATTGTGAATACATAGACTGCCAAAACGTGTGACCGTTAGCTGTCGTACTAGGATTGTTTAGGATTCCTTGTGCTCGTGGCATATTAGCCATTAATTGTACCGTGGCTAAGTCCCCAGATATTTGGTTAACCGCTGAATAAATATCTGAATTTTCCAAAGCATCCTTGGCACTAACATACTCATTACTACCAGTTGGCGACAAAAAATTAACAATATTATCGTCATCTACTGGTACGCTTTGAATACCAATAGAATTATTTATCGCCGTTGGTGGTTCAAAAAAGGGCATTGTTAATCATCTCCTTTTTGACCAGCTGTAACAACTTCCGAAAGCCAGCCAACTAAAAACAAAGCTACAGCAATTGCTAGAACGCCTTGTGCCTGTCCAAATAAAAACGCTGCATATACCCCAGCAATCATAGCCATAATGAAACACAACACATCAAAGTAATGCCAGATAGTTGCAAAAAATTGTTTAAAAATCATTCATATCATCTCCTAGCAATCCCGATTCCGGGTTATTAAACCATTCAAGAACTTGTTTTTCGTTCATACGTTCGACCTGTTTGTCAGGATTGTTTACGTCTGAAAAGTCTTCAAAGTGATACATGGCTTGGAATAAGGCGTCAATTAACGCATCTACCACATCAATCTTCAATGTTGCCTTAGCTTTATCGACTTGAATACCAATTTTATCTTCATAAATTTCAGCGTTCAGTAACGCCTTTTCCATAATTCGATCATCCAAGCGGTCGACTGAGCCTTCAACAAACATTGTCTGTAAAAACTTAGTTGGATCCTTCAATTCAGTAGTCCGCTGTCGAATGGCTTGTAATGGCCAGCCAGAATTAAGTTCCAGCTGTTTAATAGTTGGTGTGGCGCCCCAGGCGTCATAGCCAAAGAAAGCAACTTCCAATCGATGTCGCTCAACAAAGTTGAGTAACCACTGATAAACTTGCTCATCATTGATTAGCCCTTGTGGGTGGCTACTAATTGTGCAAAATCCCTTTTTAGCTAAGTCCCGATAATTAATACCGTCTTGCTTTTCTTTAGCTTCAATCGAACCAGCTTTCTGCCATGGTATAAAACTATGCTGATAAATAAACCATCGTGGTTTGTCATTATTATCACGATAAGGAAATACAAACGCTAGCGCCGTGTTATCGCTAAACATCGAATAGTCAAAACCAATATAGACTTGCCGATCATCAAAACTAAATGATGGCACAATGGCTTTTTCAACGTCAGGCAGTTTCAAGAAGCTATCAGCCGATTGTTCTAGCCACAAGTTAAGGTTTTTGTTTTGGAAATCGTTGAGTGTGCCCGACAAAGCGTCAGAATCGCGCTTATCCGTCAAGCCGTTAAGTAACACTTCTCGTTGGCTTGGTAAATCTAGTAAGGGATTACTCTTAACCCACATATCAGGCTTATAAGTTTCATCAAGATTGTCCTGCGACCAAATAAGTCCCAAATATGTATCAGCATCGCGCAAATAATCTTGTTCCATGGCTTGCTGAATCATACGCTCGTCGTCGTGAAACGGAACAGTGGGATCTGGATAAGCCGTTGAAATTTGAATAAATTGCTTATTACGCACCTTAACTTGGCCCGAAACAATTTTAGAAATCTTTTGTCGTGTTTTTACTTCACCAATTTCATCAAAAATAGCAGTTGTAAAATGAAAGCTATCGTACTGACCAGCCTCATGGCTAATCGCCCGTAGCTTGTTATTAGTCTTGCTCATCGTGACTTGATCGGCCTGTGATGACAGCGTTCGTGTATCTAGCCCACTATCAGCAATCAACGACTTAAATGGTTCAATCGTTGCAATCTTAGCAAGCATTGACTTAATGTAGCCCAGAATTTTACTAGTTTGTTTGTAATTAATAGAAGATACTAAGTAATCTTGGTTAGATAGTCCCAATGACTCAATTAAATAACTATAGGCAGTAATAATCGCCATAAGATAAGTTTTGCCTTGGCCATTCAACCTCGCGCAACTGAAACTATAGCCCGTGAGAATCGCTTACCACCGTCATCATTACGCCAGCCAATCAGCATAGCCATAATAAACTTTTGCCACGGCATGAGCTTAGTTGGTTCGCCTGTATCAACGTTCGGACAAATGGAAGCAAATTTAAGTACTTGATCCACTCGTTTTACCGAGTAAGCAAACGGAAATTCAACGCTACCTTGCCGTTGCAAATCTCTAATATGGCGGAAAGCCGCTAACTTAATCAGATAGCCAGCAGTCGCCTTCTCATCAAGGACTTCAAAAGCATATTTTGTGCCTGGATCAGTGTATTGCTGGCGAACTTCTGAACAGTCTAATGATTGATAAGCTCCAATAACATCATGGGTTTGAGTTAAATCAATGCGCAAATTAATCACCTCCTTTTAAACATTTCGTTAACAAGTAGTATTTTTTACTATCCCAGAAATTCTTTCATTCGATCAGCGACGCTCCGATTGTCTTTATGATCATCTAGGTTTAATTTGAGCAAATCGCTGCGTGACTTAGGAGATAGTCCCAATTCAGCGCCTAGTTTAGTCAAATTCTTAACGGCTGAATCGTAAATTTGAGTCATCGGGTTTCGCTTGTAGCCCACGAAGTCTCGACCAATTTTTTTACCGGTCTGATCTTGTAACGTTTTATAGATTGCCTGAACTTCACCGTTCTCCTGAATATGTTTATACGCATTGCGATAAATCTCATATTGGGAAGCATATTGCTCTACAAGCCCACTATCAATGCGCTTAACCGGGGTATTTTCTTCTAAAAAAGGCACTAATCGACGCCAAACGACCTTAGCTTGCCGGCCTAAGTAAGCTGGCGGTGTGCGCGTTAATTGACCATCGTTGACGTCTTTATCCGTTTTTTTCATTTTATATGTCTCCTTTCATCATTTTTATGACCCCCCCTACCTAAAAATTTTAAAAAATTGTTTCTATCACAAGATGACGCCAATGTGTGTGCTCTTTTTTGGACATGTTAGGGGGCGGGGGTTGTTTTAATTATCATCGTGACTAACTACATTCATAAATTTAAAGCCGCTCAAATCGAACGACAAGTGCCAATAAATCAATTGCTCATTAACACAACGATTGCTGATACATCATTGATTGGCGTTACGCTTTGCAACTCGTTGCCTTGACCAGTGCCATAGTATGATTGCTCCCAGTCCGTCTTAGCACGATGACAACTCCCACAGATTACAGCTAAATTATCAATGTTAGCTTTCAGTGTTTCGTCAAACTCAATCGGTACAATATGATCCACAGTCTTAGCAGGTTTGATGACGCCTTGCACTTTGCAGTAAGCACATAAGTAATGGTCACGCTCTAGGACTTGTTGCCTTAGATGTGACCATTGCCTTGTCCGATAGAAGCTGTATTGCTGACGCTTATCCTCATTACGATAACGTGTAACCGTGTTGTACTTGTGTGTGTATTGTTTGTCATTGCTACGTGCCCAACGTTGCCGACTAGCCAAGTACTCAGCTTCATGCTCATAGTGCTGCTGACAATAGTGGTCAGGGAAAGTGACCATCGCATGGCAGTTAGGATAGCGGCATCTTCTTGTCCTTGGCATGTTGTTTCCTCCGTTTCCTATCCAAACTAAAAGCGCCATGCTGTTTAGCACGACGCTTATCCTTGTACCACTTATCTAGCCGGGAATCAGCCTGCACCCATTCAGGTGGCTCGTACCCGTATTTACTTCTTATCATTTTCGCCATGAGACACCTCGTCATCGATCAGCTTAGCTAGCCGTCTCAACTCATCAAAGCTAATTGACATTGCTACACTGTCTCCACCAACATCATCGGTAGCCAATAAGAAACCACTTGATGGATTAATTGCCAGGCTTAGTTCCTCACCAAAACCATCTTGATAATTAAAGCTTTTTTGCATTGTGCTACCTCCTAATCGTATGTACTAAAAAGCCTGACGACAGCCAGGCTTATGTATTGTTGTCTCATAAGATGGCGATCCCGTTATTCAACAATACAATTTAATATCATACTATATTTAGTATTATTTGAGTTGCAATACACACTATTTACTTTACTAAAAAGAGCCCAACTAAATGTCAGGCTCCTAAACACAGTTGTTATCAGAAAAACGATTATAGTTTTTGCAACCATGTTTGATTATGTTACCACAGCGCACATGTTTCCGCATGTAATTTGGTGGCCAGATTAATTGCGCCAATTATGTGCTTGGTAGGGATTTGCACCCTACATGATGTGTGGACATACTGGTTGTCAACCAACACCCGTTACTCGCACCTAACTGTGCGTCTACCTATTCCGCCACAAGCACACAGCAGTTTAGCGACTTGCTTGGGCCAATGTGATTGGTGTGGTCCAAGTCGCGAACTTAATTAAGATTCGCAACTTCCCCCGCTAACTATATCGCCGGTAGGACTCGAACCTACATTCCATTGTGGCTTACCAATTAGCCCACAGCGATTACCAGTCTGTAATTTGGAGGATTACTTCATGCACGTCAATCACATTTGGCATACTACCAATTTAGCACGATTGTAGGGGGCAAAAGTCTACGATTAGTCTCAATTTAAATCGTACAATCCTAATTTTTTTGCGCATTTTGAAATAAAACGTGATTTTAGTCTAAATGCAGTTGCACGGCTAACATTAATGCAGTGACTAGATATCAATCCATCGATTGTATATTGCTGGTGCTTTTTGAAATACAGCTCATTAATAATCACCTCAGTGTCATGTTCAGCACCATCTAAACAATCGTCAATCACTTCCCGTTGATGTTTCAAGGCATTAATGCGCCGATCATCATCAATCGTGATAATCGTGTTGAGCGTCGTTTCAGGATACTTGTATTGTGCCTTGCCACCTCCGACATTATCATCACGTGGTACAGTTGGATAACGTAATTCTTGTTCACGTTTCTCGATATACTTGTCAATCTTGGGATAGTCACGTAGAATATCTTCAACTTTTCTAATCGTCGTTCGTTTCACTACCAATTCCCCTTTCACTCAACTCCATAATATCAGCAATGAAGTCCTAACCAATTTGTGCCTGTTGCCTAGTTGTTAGTGCCGCGTTCATTTCCAAGTTGGCAACTGTGGCTCTCAGATGATAAATGATAGAAACGTTGTCATAATTATTCAGCCTCCTCTAAGGTTACCTTGTTCCAATCTAATGAGACATCGTCACGTTACTTTAATTGTTCGATAGCTTTATTTGTAAATTTAGTTTTAAAAAAATCTATTTCACACACACTGCCTGCCGTCATATTACCGGTTTAAATATCGATATTTAAATAGCCTAAACCACCATCGAAAATCTTCACATAGTACTTCTTTCCTTCCTCCCGTTCATCTAACGGGGTCATTGCAAGCTCTGCAAGAATCATATAAAGCTTGTTGCTAGATGGTATAACCGAAAACATCTCAGGATAACCAACATATATACCATATTCGTAGTCACCACTAACATAAATAACGTGTGTCCTTCCGTTATACGCAACATCAAAATCTCCACCACGCATGCTAATATCATACTTGCTTGACAATGCTTCAATTGCTTTCTTTGCTTCACTATATTTCATTTTTATTTCTCCACCTGATAATTGCCATAAATTAGCGCCAACATTACCTGCGCTTCTTTTAAGCTATATAAAAAATCATCATCTAGCCATTCCCTGAAGCCGTCACTAACTGGCATCCAATCCATGAATTGTTCACATTCTTCTTTACACTTTTTTTCATCTCCGGCAAATATAAATTCCAATGCCCCTTGGTAAGTCAGCCCATTACACATTTCTTCCGCAAAATACTCAATTCTTTCAACGACTGGTTTAGGAAAAATGATTTTTGGTGGAACACACTTTCCGTCTTTAACTGACCAACCGTAAATGCTTTTAGTCATTTTTGCAAAATGAGTAGCCACGTATTTATCAATATTTTCAATTTCTTGATTCATTTTTCTTCCTCCACCACATACCCGTCTAGCCACGCACGGGCGAAGGTGTTTTGATTGGAATAAATCCATTCCAATGTATCACTAACCTTATATCCGATTTTGGCCGTGTCCAACACGTCCAACAAATTAGTTTGACAATGTGCTGATTGCAATATTTCTCCTACCGCTTTCGGAACCACCGGCAGATCATCTGGCAAGGCGGCGTCATAGTCCTTCTTATATTTAATTAAGATTGGGTCAAACTCGCATCCACCATGTGTTTCTTCTCCTTGAAGTCCCCAACTGTGAACCAAATCGTCCCATTCTCTTAGTGCCTTTTCGAACACGTCTCGCTTCGTTTCATTTTTCATCGTCAGTCACCTCTTCTAGTACCTTACGATAGCTGCTTGTCACTTTGTCCCATACTCTAAACTTAATCATCACGTTCCTCCAATAGCTCCGGGTTGTCATGAATATTGCCAACATATTCGACAAAGGCTGGCAAGATCATTTGGGTAAGCTCCATTTCTTTACCAATGAGTCTCATCTGGTAATTGTCCGTTACAATCCACCTAGCATTCTTCGCCCATAAGATGTCGCCAACATTAATTCTTCTACCATTCCTATAATTCATTTGTGACCTCCTGTTTACGTTTTTCGATAAAAGGTGTAGATGTGAATACTTTTCCTAGAAACACTTTAAAATCATCCTTTCAGTAGTTCCGGGTTAGCGTGCACGTTACCAATAACTTCATCGTCGTAGCTAAAGGTATGCGGTTTGCCGTCGCTAAGATTATTAGCATAAAAGCCGCTAATAATATCCTCGCGATCAGTCTCTAATATCCCTTGCTCTACAATTTGAATCAGTCCAGCTTTTGTTTTCAGAATGTCGCCTTCATAGATGTCCTTGCCGTTCACGTCTGTCAGGCCGGTAAACTGCTCCAATTTATAATCGCCTGGATCATCATCATATTTCATTTCTCCTGAATCATTAATATCCCACCAAATATGCGAACCATCCAGGCTCATTACTGCGTTAATTTCATTTATATATTCAGAATCAATCTGATTCCACGCTCTAAACTTAATCATCGTCGCCATCTCCTTGCGAATAATCAGTGCCAACATAAGGTTGGTTTAAATGTTCCATCTCAAACAAGGCAATCATAATCCCGTCTTTTATTTCTGTGTCGCCTTCTTCTTGGCATCTGATACCATCATTTATTAATCGCCTACGTAGCTCTATCATCTCATCACTCATTTTCAATCCTCCTTTTCTCGGCGTGTTGCTTCATGCGCCGGTGCTTCCGTTTAATCGTTGAACGCTTCTTAGTGTGTTTAGGCATTCTCGTCCTCCGTAATGTAGTATTTGTTTTCGTCAATCGCACGAATACGTCTATCCAGCCAAACGTTATTGTGCTTCAGCTCCCGAGACGTCCTAGTTTTAACCTGCTTACCTTCCATGACTAATTTAATGGCATTATACTGGGTACGCGTAATCTCCGTGTAATCGCTTGATACGGCCTTAATTCCAGGCATCTTATGCAAGTTAGCTAGTTTGCTATTAGGTACGTTACCCATGCTGCCATATCTCGCTTCTAGCTTATGAATGACTTCCAGCTCTTTAAGCCAATTTTTGCTTGCCATAGGCTAACTTCCTTTCAAGCTCCTGTTCGTAATGATCATGTATCTCATTCGTACAATTAGGGCACGGTCCAAACGTGAAGCCATAACTCCCAAGTGGTTGCTGAACAACTTTACTACCATGACATAATTCACAACTCATACACTTCTGACCCCTTCCATATTGTCAAACAGCAATTGACAGCTAGTATCCTTGGTATATAAGCGATCGATTGTTTTGCCATCATACATACTTTCTAATTGCTTACGTGTGTTGTTAGTCGTAATGATGGTTATATGTTTGACTTCGTTATGATCAAAATCGCAACGCGCATTCGCCACTTGATACATCAGTGTCTGCAAATCTTTGTGTACTGGCTTGTAGAACCCCTTTTCAGTTGGCTTACCGCCTTCAGTACCAAAATCGTCTAAAACTAGAACATCAACGTTTTGCATGTCTTTTAGAATGTATAGTAAACGTTGACGTACGTCCGGTGCTTCATACTTTTCATTAACCAGCCGTAGCAACTCAGCTGTTGAGACAAACATTGCTGTCTGCCCTACGCTCATTAGCTGGTACATGATTGCTAGCGCTAATGATGTTTTACCAACACCGGGTCCGCCTGCAAGCGCTACGTTGAACTGGTTAGTCTCTAATTGCCTAGCTAACTTAAATGCCTGATTGCCAAGCTCTCTAGCTTTAGCTTGATTAGGCTGCTTATCAACCTGCCAATCATTAAAGCTAAATCGTAGTGGCACGCCTCCAGACCAGACTGACATGCGATAGTAATACCGTTTCCGGTTAGCAACCACACCAGCATTCGCTCTATCAATCGTCTGATGATCCAATTCTTCTTTGGTTGGCAACTTAGTTGTATCAATGCCTCTAGCCGCTACTACTTTCTGAATCGTGGCTTGATTGAATAACTTCGTTACATTTTCCATTAGCCAAACCAGTCCTCTCGTGTTTGTGGTGCTGTGTTGTTAGAACTGTTGCCACTTGAAGTTAGTTCATAATCGTCAGTAAAGCGCCCGTTAAACCAAGTGGACCCATTCATCGGCGATTTCCAAGGGTTAGCAGCTAAGTGCTTTTCATACAGGCGTAACCGTTCAAGCAAGTACGCATTATTATGATTAACCGACTTATTACGCCAAGCTTTGTAGTGATTAAACGCGCGGCCTTTGTCTTGCTTGTTGGGGTACTCTTTCCAAATTTCATCAAAATCTTTTTTCAGTTGCACAAGCGGTGTGGCGTTAGCCGCACTATGTTTTTTATTACTTGTATTATTAACTGTAGTATTAATACTTGTATTATTCTCTCTCTGGTTTTTCGGTGTAGGGGTACTCTGGTTTTTCGGTATACCCCCCACTGAAATTCTGATATACCTATGCTCGATTTCACGTGTACCCTCTTTATAAATTACATCACGTGAAATATGACCATTGATTTCTAGCGCCTTTAACCACGTTTGAATTGTTGACTTAGCCACCCCATACAAATCTGCAAAGTAGCTATCGCTTGCCCAGCAATACCCTTTTTGATTACATAAGGCTGTTATCTCGCCATACAATAATGACGCTTTTCCCGGAAGATTGTTGTCGTACCTAACGCTTGCGGGAATAATGGCGTAATAGTTTGGTCTTTCAACTTTTTCTGTCATATCAGTTCCTCCAATCATGGGCCTTTCACCCACCTGGTGTATTAGTCACTGCTGTATTTACCTTTCAAGCCAATTCGTTTTAGTGTTTCTTTATCTAGTTTTATGCCATCTACTGGGACGTGGTATTTTGCACTAAATTCCACGGATCCAATTTGCTCAATCTCGCTGTGATGGACTCGACACAATGCCATAACGTGCCGTTTGGTGTGGTCAACGTGTGTTCTGTTCAAGCCAGCTCCGATAACGTCTACATGATGGATATCAGCACGATTACCGCAGATCATGCAAACTCGGTGGCGGCAACATTGAAACAGATAATACTCTTGCTCACGTGGCAATAGCTTATAGCCTTCCTTGAACGGCACGTGCCACTCAAACATGAAGTCGATAACTAGGTCGAGTAACTGGTTAGCATCGCTCACAGACGATTCTGTGGTGTCTGACAGGCTAATCTGCTTGCCAAACGTGTATGACTCATACTGCAAATAGAACAAGTTTTTCAAGAAGTCTGTCGGCATACCTGACCACGTATAGATGTCACTAAGCAACGCGAAGAACAAGCGTCGTTGTCGCGGCCTAGCTTTACGTGTGTCAGCTATTTCCCAGTCCACATAAAATTGGCTGTGGGAACCGCTAACGGTCTCTATGCGGTCTAAATTAGGCTTCTCATCTAACCGTGTAACCAAATAGTATTGGCCATCTTGCTCAATTAACTGCGCTCGTGACTGTTGCATCTAGTCACCCCAATGTTTTGAAGCTTTGTTTAATAACCAGTTTAAATTAGAATGGCGATCCGTCTGGAATTGGGGGAAAGCCACCGCCATGGTAACTATTAGCTGACTGACTACTATATCCTGGGGCTTGCGTATTAGCAGCATTACTACTTGCTGGAGTGTTGAATCCATTACCCTGTTGGCTATTAGTCGTCGTGCCAAAACCACCACTTGTGCTTTTGTGATTGCCAAAGCCACTATTTCCTGTATTGCTACTTCCTGCTGGCCGCTTAACACCATTCGGTTTGCTACCATCCTGCATAAACGGCTCGTAGCTTTTAACCGCTAAATAGGCTTTTCCGTTTGAACCAGTATCCCAATCAACCGTGATTGCCAATTGATGCCCTACTGCTTGACTGACAAACTGTTCAATTGAATCAAATGCTGTACCATTACTTGCGCCTAAAGCTACTGCAATGGTGTTAAAGCGTTTAGCGGATAACTTGGCTTTGTCCTCCGAAGTACTGTCCCAGACCTCATTATCAAACCGGATTAGGCCACCTTTGTACGGGCCGTCTAACACCTCATAGTCAAAAATTGCCATGGGCTTACCAGCCTCTTTGGTTTTCATGTATTGCGAACTAGACGCGATAACCACATTATATTTACCTGCTTCTTCGACAGTTTGTCCGAAAGTATTATTTGAATCTACTGTAAAAAGTGCCATTTTATTTTGCTCCTTTAGTTATTTGAATTAATTCATTTGCTTTAATCAATTTGCGATTATCAATTCGGTTCTTGGCGTGATTTCCCTTTTCAGGATCTAAATCAATCATGCGTTCACCACCTGTCAAATAGATCCGGCCAACGAGGTCAAACATACTAGTAAACGCATTGAACGTCTTTTCGTTCATGTCAGCTTGGTATCTGCCTTCGCCACTAATGCCTGATGAGCCATTGTCAAGTTGATGAGCAGTAGCGTATACAGACTTGCCACTTTCTTTCAAAATCGTACCGAGATCTCTAAACCACAATTGTAATTTTTGATAATTCTGGCGATTGTCCTTTGCGGCATTATCAATATTTTCTAATACCAAATTTTGAAGTGCTGTGATATTGTCTAATACAATTGCCTGATACTTAGCATCTGAAATTCCTTGCATGACATATTGTTCAACCATTGACTGGATATTTGGCATGTCGCGATGTTCAAAGATAATAACATCGACGTCCTTATCGCCAATCAAAACATTGCTCGACATATCGAAGCTGAACAACAACTTGTGACCCACAAACTGTTTCACTACACTTGTCTTACCGGTACCACCATCACCATATATGAAGTACATATTTGGTATCACTGGAATATTGCCATCCGCATAAAACTTCATCTACATCACTGCCTCAAATTTAATACCATTCTTTTTCATATATGAAGCTAGCCCCCACATCTGGTCTTTAGTGGCTGTAATTTTCAAAGTTCGAGTAAGGGACACTACTTCGCCGGTGTCTGTATCGACAATTTTACCGGTACTCGTTTCTTGCTGATGCTCTGCAGCCACTTGCTGTTTAAGCTCTCGCTGACGTTCACGTTCTTTGGCTGATTCAACTTGCCGGTCAATTGCCTGCAACAAGTACTGGACGTCCTGTCCTTGCTTCAACTGGTCAATCCATGGGATGGGATCAACGTCGACTGCTTGAGCATACTTGGTAATCATCGTTGTGGCAGTAGCCAACTTATCCTTGGCTTGCTTTACCACCGTCATCGACGATGCAACTTCTTGAGTGATTTGTTTGTTGCTGATGCTCTTATTCAGCCAACGAGGATCGAATTCAATTTCATCCACCCCAACGTCGTAATTAGGTGCCATTTCAGCAATCACGCCCATCACTTCAGCTTTTCGTTGTTCACGGCGTTGAACCTCCAGCTCACCAAGTCCTTCATCAATTGGATCAATGATCATGTCGATGCTGGCTTCAAGCTTTTTGACCTCGGTTTCAAACTCACGTAATGGTTGATTATAATTTCGTTTGATTTCTTTGCGCCGATCATCAAGCGCCTTTTTGAGCTTGTTCAATTTGGCCCGCACTTGCTTGCTGTCAGTTACGTTATCTTCGGTGATTACTAAATTCGAGTAACGCGATACATATTGGGCAATGGACGCCTGCAATCCTTCCAAGTTGTTAATTTTGATTGGTACCGGTTGATAGTCTACCGTGTAGTCTGGCAGATTAATTACTTCATTCGCCATTATTTAAGCCCCCTGCCGAACATACGTGCGTTTAAGTCCATTGCTTTAATCATGTTGTCTCGCATCTGACGTAATTCTGGCGTTAATGCGTGTGGATCAATCGATGCAATCAGTGCAACACCATGGAAAATGCAATGCTGTTGTTCTAAATAAGGTAATGGTTTTTCCATAACTACCGTCCTCGCTTTCTTAGCACTTGCAAACATTTCGAGTTAGCGTTAATATATACGCACACCTTGAATTGTTTTCTTTCTCCCTACTCTTGTAATCCACTCCAGTAGGGAGTATTTTTGTCTTTTAGCTTGCAAACGAGACTGCTTTGGAATAAAGTAAATGTTGGTACTAATCATCTCTTCCATTAGTCCATCGTTAGCCGCTACTAGCGATGGATTTTTTTGCACTCGTTTCCACTCGTGGAGTGGTAAAATTGATACTTTTTGCATGATCATTCCTCCTAATACATTGGTGGCAATGTAAATGTCCATCCATCGTCGTTTTCTTCATCTGGCTCGCAAACATTGATATCGTGTTCTTGCAATTCACCAATAAATTCTTCTGAATAGCCAAAACACGGGCGCCGCTTAATGATTCCATCTGTATCGTAAGTGATAGCATTAATCAGCTCACGTTCATCTGCACGAATTGCGTTATACTTACGTGCTCTTAACGCGTGCTCAATGTCTTCTTCATACATATCGTTTCCTCCTTAAATTTCCCGTTAAATGGTTTAAAACGTTTTTGAATTTAGGTATTTTTCAAGTTCCTTACGTTCAATGCGTTTTAGTCTGCCAATGCTAGTTACCTTTAAACCGTCATTAATCATCTTATAGACTGTATTTACACTACCAATGTGAAGCTCTTCCATCACTTGCTGGTAAGTAAGCCATTGAATCTCCGTTTTACTCATATCGTTTCCTCCTAAATTCCAAACCAGTTTCTAATCTCTCGGCGTTTGTACCACACGGTTGTTAGCGCCCAGGTTAATACCGCTACTTCTACCATGGCAATTCCTCCTTATGAGTTGAATCATCATCTACCCGCCTAGGTTTTAGTTACTTAAATTCTGATGATTCAATAACCATTTTTCGACTGCTGGGGCGTACCATTTTCCGTCTTCTTCCGGCTTCGGGAATCCTTCTTTGTCGCGATAGTGCTTGTCGAATGAATTTACTTTGATACCAAACTCAGAGTAGAAATCTTTACGTCCAATCATTTTATGATCAACAGCTTGCTGACTACGCCCGTCCGCAACTCCCTGCTCATATGCTTGCGTGAAAAGCTTCGACAAAGCACTTACCAAACTGTCCATCTTGGTCACTCCTTTCGGTGTATAATTTTGTTATCCCAATTAATCGAGGTGATAAATATGGATGGTTTGGATAAACTGATGTCCGATTTTGATCGCATGAGCAACAATGCCAAAGAACTTGATGGCGATCATAAAGTTTCCTTTGAGAATTTATTTACCAATGATTTCTTGAACAAATATACAAGCTTCAAGACAACAGATGATTTGCTAAGCGCTATCCCGGCAGATAACGTTAAATCCTTTGATGATTTTGATAAACCTGTAGTTGACGAAATCATTAACAAAAATTCACAGTTTTCAAGTTTTACTGAAATGCGAGATGAAGCTATTGAATTTTATGTTCTAAATGGCTTATCTAATGGAACTTCATTTGATATTCAGTAATTTTGGACATCGTATTTTGAAGTTGTTTGACCTGGTCTGATGCCTCGTCAAGCAGCTTTTTTAATTCATCCAAACTTTCAATTGTTACATTTAATTGTTCCATCTAACTCACCTCCTATGCTGGCTGTTCATTTAAGTAAAGGTCGCTCATACCAAGCATGTCCGCTGCTTGTGCTAAAGCGTCATAGTTTGCCATTTGAACTTCGTTAACTGTGCTTGGCGACCACTCACCACCGTTAACCCGAGATTTAAGGTTAGGGTTCAATGTTGCATCGTTATACTCAAGCAAGAATTTCAGTGCTTCACGTACATTTTCAAATTCCATTGTTTTACCTCCTATGCTGGCTCTTTGTCGAATCTAAGTGACGTCTGTCGAATGATTGTCTTAGTTGCTGTAGATGGCTCCCAGTCGTTGATGAAGTCCATTACCATCTGGTAGTCCTTCTTGCGTAGCATTGACCGAGCACTCACGTTAGCAATCTTCTTGATTCCACTGCCGATATCTTTGAACAGCTCGCCTCGTTGTTTCTGTGTGATATGGCCATAGCTATGTGCGACTTCCGACACGCGCTGGTTAACACGCCGGTTAAGCGCACTATATTCAGGATTAGGAATAACTTGGTTCTCCTTGAGGTCTTTCACATCGCCCTCCACGCTATCCAGTCGTTGATTAGTTTCCTCATTGGCTTGCAGTGCCAATCTCGCAATCTCTCGTGGGGACGTTGGCAGTGCAAACTGTTTCGGGTTGAAGTAGTTTTCTTCCAGCTCATCAAACATGTCTCAAGCTTGATCAGTTCCAAGCATTTTTGAATGCCGGCTAGCACCACGCTTTGTCCAAAGATATAAAGAACTAACATGTTCATTAACCAAACCGCTTTTTGCGTATTGGTCTTTAAACTGCTTCAACAAATCGTTTGCAACCAAATAGAAATGCTTTCCTTCGATGAATTTGTCTTTATTCCTTTTAAAATTCTCTTGGATTCTTCGCGATGTTGTTCCATAGAACTCAGCTAGCTGTTCAGTGGTTAAAATTAGATCTCCGTTAAATTTAACTTGTTGTACTTCTTGCATGTGGGTCATTCCTTTCTATGCTGGTTGTTTGTAGTCCATTGGCGTAAACAAAAACTTGATTTCATATTCAGGAAAAAATTTTTCTTGAATTTTTAAAGCTTCTGTAAATTTGAACGAAGACTTACCATTTATTTTGTCAGCCACTGTCTGGTATCTAACGTTCAACAGATCGGCAATATCTACTAAAGAAACGTTTTTTTCTTTTCTGACATTGTTAAGATTATTCAACATATTTTCCTTCCTTTCTAAGTACGAAAATTCGTATCTTTTAATAAAAAAATAAATGTCCTCCTTGAACATGACCTAATAATATACGAATTTTCGTATCAAGTCAATACAAAAATTCGTATTTTTCTAAATAATTTTATATACATACGATTTTTCGCATGGTACAATAGACACATATTAAGGGAGTGAATTGATTTGAACAAAGAAGAATATTTAAAAGATTTAATTGAAATCAAATACGGCAACGTTAAATCTTTTTCGGAACATGCCGGATTGAAATACACCACCGTTCGTTCAATTCTGGAACGTGGGGTGTTAAACGCTAAAGTAGAAAACGTTATAAAAATTTGTGATGCCTTAGGCATAAAGCCAGAAGACATTTTAGAAGTAGAAGATTCCATTATTAATGATACCAATAAAAAGATGATTCAATTAAGCTCTGATCGTCAGCAAAATGTTTACAACTACGCTAACAATCAGTTGAAAGAACAAAATGGTAAAGTCGTTAACTTGCCACTCGTTGGTAAGTCAGCCGCTAACCCTACTGAATTGACTTATGGCGATGTAGAAATCGAACATGATGACTTCACCCACGTACCGCACGGGGCAGACACAGCCATCCGTATACAAGGCGATTCGATGGAGCCACTTATTCACGATGGTCAAATTATCTTCTACCATCAGCAAGAAGAAGTTGAGAATGGTGAAATTGCTATCGTTGAAATTGATGGAGACGGTGTTACTTGTAAGCAAATTTACTACGACTACACTTCCGATGAAGTCATCTTACGATCAATTAACAAAAAATACGAACCACGTCATGTTAAAGATGACCAGGTACGTATTATAGGCAGAGTTATATTATAGGAGCTTATTGCTCCTATACTTATGCGTTAAAAAGAACACACGTTCTACATATTTAGCGGTATTATACTTACATAAGACCAGATACGGATGTCGCTAAAAGCTGGGGAATTTGGAGGAATGTAATATGTCAAAATGCGTGATTTGTAAAAATAAGATTGGCTTTTTTGCAAAGTATTTTACCGTCGATACTGGAGAAAAAGTATGTAAAAATTGCCTTTCAAGTTCTGAACCAGAAATATTAATCGAAAATCTTTCCTCTGCGGCGGACGTAGCTTTTCATATGGATAATTCTGTTGGCGATGCTTATTTATCATCTATTGGCGAAAAGTCTTTGTCAGATTCTCGTAGAGAGAACGAGGAAGCTAATAAGAAGCGTCTCCAACAAGAACTAGACCAAAAACGTCATCTCGAAGAACTTGCTAAAAAGAGAAAAGAGGATGCCGATAAAGCTGCACGACAAGAAATATTTCATTTTAAAGTACGCGGTACCACCCACTATGACCTAGCAAAAATGGTCTCTTACGCACGTAAAAATGACTTGTTTGATCCTTACGATGGATATACCGATGCAGACATCAAAGAATTCTCACCTTACGAAGAAGTGTATGAAACAGACCTTGTAGGATTGATAAGTGCGATAGAATTTAGAACAGACCCCAATAATAAATATGATAAAAATGCAATCAAGGTCATTGCTACGCTTGATGATGGCGAATATATGTTAGGACATGTTCCTGCCGGAAGCACTAAAGATATAAGTGAAATAATGACGAAGCAAAATAATGGAAGCATCGCGCTAAAAATAAACTACACACTAACTGGTGGTAAATATAAGATTGCTGAGGAAAAAGAAGAAGAATTCAATTTTGACGAAGATTGGGACGTTGAGAAGGAAATACAGCAAGAGGAAAACGAAACAGATTTCACCAAAAACCTTAGAATTAAGTCTGGAAAGAAAGAGTATGGTTTCAATATCCAATTATTTGATAATAACATTCAATGACGGAGGTTTCGTAAATGGGACTACTAATAATGATCGTCATCTTTCTAGCACTATGGAAGATATTAGGAACACTAGGACACATCTTTTTACCAATATTGGCCGTGCTATTTATCCTGGCAACCTGGATTCCTTCACAAGCAATTGTTATGGTGATTTGGGTGCCAATCGCGATATTATATTTTATCGGCTTAGCCGGGTATAAACATGCTAAGTAGAACTAGTATAAACATATTTTAATCGGGGGAAAGTCATGGAATTGCGTGTAGGACAATACAGCGAACACGTGTTCGACTTTACCATTGCAATTGGCATCATTTGCTTCATAGCGCTAGTCGTCATGTTAGTTTACTGGATTCACAAGCGAAAATAACACCCTGCCCACTACCAGCCTAGCGGGCAACATGCGAGCGTAGTTCAACGGTAGAACGTGTCCACTCCAAATAGAGTTCCCCTGCTCTTAACACCTACTATGCAGGTTCGACTCCTGCCGCTCGCATTGTACGTTAATAGCAAATAATTATGGAGGCACCTATGAATATTGATATCACAAAACTATTAGATTGGGGATTGATAGTACTATCTCTTTACTTAGTTGTGGATACACTTCTGCAAACAAATCATAACAACCCCTACAACATGTTTATAATAACCCTCAAATTAATAGTTGCCATCATCGTGGGATTATTTGGTATGTACACAACTTTTTACAACATCTATTGAAACTTCTGTTAACATGCGAGCGTAGTTCAACGGTAGAACAATGTTCCAAGTCTTGAAGCCCATTCTTTCTTGGAGTACTATGCAGGTCCAACTCCTGCCGCTCGCGTTTGAATTTTTTAATATAAAACTTAACAATTATTGGAGATGGTTAGATCGATGAATTTCAATTGGAAATATGCTCTTGTGAATAATATTGACTTTTACCCATTTTTCATAGTGCTGGCATTGGAGGAAACATATCCAAAATCAATATTTGCAGATTCACTATGGATATTGCCAGTTATCTTTATATTTTCATTAATAGCCCATTTTACTCTATATAAACCAGCTATTAAAAGTAATCCTTCACTTGATCAGAAACATTACACTTCAAGCCTAGTCTCGTGGCTGATAATGATCGTAGGAGTTATTGGAATTATATTTGCTGTTTTCTACTATCATTTTCATTCTCCTTTAATGTGGATTGCTTTGTTGGCATTAGTTCTTTTAAGAGATACATTCGCTAATAACGACCTGTAAGGAGCAAAAAAAGCACATCCCCTCCCGCCAAGAAGTAAGATGTGCTACCAATAAAAGCCAGTGGATTGCTCCACTCTTTTTACATACATAATATTATCACAACTAAGGAGGTGATGCCTGCAAGTCCTTAAAATTCTACCCGCCTAGGTGAAATTTAAGGAGGAAATATAAATGGCAAGTATTAAAAAGAAAAATGGCAAATGGGCCGTTCGCGTTAGTTACTATGATGAATTTGGCAAACGGCACTTTAAAAACAAGAGTGGCTTTTCTCGTAAAAAAGAAGCTGAACAGTGGGCAACTAAATTGGAACAAGCTAAGTTTGACCAATCCATAGGAAAAACCGATACAACGACAGTCTTTACAGATTACTACGAGAAATGGTTAGAAACCTATAAATTTGGCAAAGTTTCCCGAATTACAGAACAAGAATATCGATATACTCTTCGCCAAATTGCTGAGTTACTACCCAACGTTCAACTGTCGTCAATGACAAGGCTGCGTTATCAACAATTTATCAATGAATTTGTGCACGGTAATGCCAAGCAACGTGCACAGCGACAACTGACAGATAATCAACCATATCATAGCAAGTCATCTGTTGAAAAATTGCATGGTCACATTCATGCTGCAATTATCGATGCCGTAGCTGATAATTTAATAAAGACCGATTTCTGCTTACATGTTGAATTAGGTGGCCACTCCGGTAAACCAGCACAACTAAAATACCTTGACGCGAAAGACATGCAAACACTAGCCGCTGAGGTCAATAAAAATATCAAGCTAATTTCTACTGGAAAATCAATGATCTACACCGGCCTACTAACTGGTATGCGAGTAGCCGAAGTTTCTGCGCTCACTTGGACTGATATCGATTGGCAAAATAAGACTATCCGCGTTAATAAGTCATGGGATTATGTTTATGGTCAAAAATTCAAGAAAACTAAAACCGAATCGAGTATTCGGACAATAACCGTAACTGACGATCTTTTAAATCATCTTAAGACGCTACACGCTTTACAGATGGCAGCTAAATTGGACAACCCAGATCATTTAGTTTTCATGAACAAACGTGGTCGTATTCCCTCTCCAGGAGCATGTGATAACCTGCTCAAAAAATACTCCGACTCATTGGGGATTAAACGGATTAGTTTTCACGGGTTACGGCACACCCACGCTAGCTACCTGCTCTACTGTGGCGTAAAGATGGAATACATTTCCAAACGGTTAGGCCATAAGAACAGTTCCATCACTCGTAACGTTTACGCTCATATGATTAAAGAAGACCAACGGCAGGAAGACAAACGGACCTTAAAAGCCCTCTCTCAGGTCAACTAA